CACCGAGATACTCCATTCAATTAAAAATTGGTTATCTTGGTTTTTAGTTATGCTAGATGTAATGGCTTTGTATGCGACTAGTACAGGGTTATCCTGTTTATAAGTAGAATCGGGATTCTTTGCAAAAAGCCCTAGCTCCAAAATTTCATTGTTATTAGCCATATTTTTTTCGACAAATAATCTAAATTTTGCAGATCTAGTAAAAAACTTGGTTGTCCGGCTTTCTGGGATTTCAACAAAAGATTGCTGACTTCCTTTAATTAAATTTAATCCAGTAGTAAAAGCTGTGTCTACTAAACTGTAATTTTTTTTAATTTCTGAATCTATATTATCTCCATAAGCAGCGTAGGGTAATGGGCTTTGAAGCTCATAAAAATAAGATTGTACAGCAGCATCCTCTAATGAAAAATCAACCTTGCCCGTACCTATTTGAAAGTACCTAATTTGAAAATTTTCTAATTTTGTGTCTTCTTGCTCCGACATTAAATTAGCTAAAGTATATCCCATGCCTTTGGTTATAATGTTATTATCCTCATAAATCTTAGTTTTAGATTCTGAGTCTATTTTAAATATAGATACTTTTCCTTTAATGGATAGGGTCATTTTAATTACTCATGTCAGAATCAATCTCGTACTCAAAATTAAAGTCTTCTATCTGACCTGTAGAAGTCATTAAAAATTTTGGACTGGGAATGTATGTACTGGCAAATACTCTGAACACCCGTTTAATTACTCTATCTTCTCTATCTGCTGCAATTATTTCTGATTCGGTTGCTTCTTCTTTAATAAACAATTTTATATTGTTACTAAAGGATGTTGTAAGTTCTAAGTCAGGTAAAAACCAAGAATGTATTTGTTCTGAGATTTGATCTAGGTCACTCTTATACTTACACAAAACAATTACTTCATATTCCACTTCGATAGGAGTTGGTGCTAAACTAACAACTCTATGATTTCTTTTTGTTACGGTATCGGTTATTTTTTCCGATAATACTACGGGCTTGTATCTTCCACGCTTTTCATCTCTACTACTTTTTGGTTGATCAATAGAAATTATCGGCAGTATTAAATTAGTTTCCTGTACTAATTTTGCTATTGCTCTTTCCTGTGTTGCATGGATACAAGAGACAGGAACAACTTTCCCATCAGGATTTATAGTTATACAATCTGAAAATTTAGCAATTACAGCTCGGAGCATTTCTTTGTAAAAAAAAGAAACACTAGATGCTTTTTTCATGGATCTATTAATTAGCTCCCGTGCTATGGTGGCTGATGTTCTTAATTGAGGTGTTACAGTTCCGGGGTCAACTGATGATCCTGAATAGAGTTTATTTAAATCAATAGACATCTATATCCCTCTGTCCAATTTCTGGAGCTTTCTTATCTAGGTGCATGTTCTGCACTTCTTCCGAATCTCTTAGAACCTTAGCTGTGCAAATGTAATGATAAATTCCATATGCTTCAAAACTATCTTCTTGCACCTCAAAGATTTCATATTTTATATTTTGAAAGTGAGGTTGGATTATATCTCCTGCAATGGGAGATCTACCTATTTTTTTATCAATGTAAGATTTGTTAAATGTAAATAATTGATCGTTAGTTAAATTAATACCAAATTGATTTAGTGGTTCTTCTATAACTTTTGGATCATAGTGACCATAAACTATGATTGCATTTGGGCTTATCGGTTTATTCTTTTGTTCTAAGTAAACTGGATCGTATTCCGTAGAAACTATAAACTTATAATAATTAATCTTAGACCCAGAAAGCCTGATGTTTTCCTCATCAACTAAATTAAACAAATTAATATCTGGATTAGTTCTATCAAATAAACTTAATTCGCTATCGCTATTTACGATTTCGATTTCGGGGATATTGACATTCGTTTTAAAATTTTTATTCATTAATATAATGTGAAGCTAGGTGGTTCTTCAAATTCTGTCAATAATTGTTTCTCTAAAAGATCTAATTCTTTTTCACTTTGTTGAATTAGTGCGTCACCATTCAACTGAGCACCACCTCCGGGGCCGGGTAGTGTTTTATATTTTCCTCGTACCTGTCCTAGTACACCTTTGGCTAATGCTAGTGCGTATTTTTGTATGAATACTTTGTAAGCAGGATGTATAGTATCGGAATTAAGAGCACGATACTGAACTACCACTGATTGATCTGTGGTTGCTGGAACAGGATATATTTGTAAGTATTTGTTATCTACTATATCGAATGATCCATCTTGACCTAGAATCTTTCGCATCATCTCTAAGCTAATTTGAAGAAGATTAAATTCTCCAATGCTAAAATCATTGAACAAAAAGTTTTGTTGAAAATATTTAAGGAAGTAATCTTGCTCTAATGATTGTCCCATACCGGGAACACCAATTAAATCCTTCTTGTACACAACATATTGAATATTATCCATAACATATCGAGGTAACTCATATATGTTTACTCCAGCCGTTGTTTTAAAAGATATAAATTGAGTAGCCCAAAAAGGTGCGTGATTAGCTAGTTTTGTTACAGATTCATCTATAACTGATTTTAATTGAAAATCACTTAACTCAACTCGAATTACGGGGTATCCTAGTCTACCTAGAATATATGATTTTATAGATTCTTCAAATCTAGTAAATTCTATATTATCTTGGATAGTTGTGTTATTTAGTTCATCATATTTTATTTCACCGTTAGGCTTTGATGTATCAACTAAATCTCCATATGGGATAGCAAAACTATTTCCATAAGTATCAATTTTTGGTTTAACTATACCACCCATAAAAAATACCCTCTATTGTATATAGGTAAATGAAAGAGCCAGAGAGATTTTATTTCTCTCTGGCTCAAATTTATTACCTATCGTTTAATCAGGTGTTAGTTGCCTTGACGAATGGTGAGTAGAGGTAGGTTGCGGCAGGTCCAACCAATCTAATGATTCTATAGAATCTGTTAGCAGGTTGAATTGCAGCCTTTGCGTAACGGGTCAAGATACCCTTTCTTGGTTGGAAGGTTTCAGGATCCGTTATTGTTGGTAGTGACTCAATTGGGATGTATGGGCAGTAAACGAATCCACCGTCCATGGGGCTTCCACCCTTGTAACCCATCATAATCTCGTCTTCAGGCCAGAGTGGGTCGATGAAGAGATCGTACTTACCAGCGAACTTACCACGGTACTCAATCTTGTTAGCACCCATGTTTGTGATGCCTTCAGTCTTGGGGCCGATACCACCTTCGAGCTTGGCAGCGGATTCCAACATTGCACCAATCAAAGGTGATGTAATAACCCAGTTACCGGGGCCGCGATGAGTTGTCTTGTAGATGTCCTGTGATGCAAAGTTCATAACTGCTAACAAGTTAGCATAGACATGGCCTGCATGTTGAGGAGCATAGTTCATTGCTGTAGATGTTAGATCTACTACGAAAACATTGCTTCTGCTTGTTGACCCGAAATCATTGGTTGGCATTGTCTGCTGACCATATGTGAAGGATGCAGGTGTAAATGATGTTGATTCATTTGTTGGGCCTGTTCCACCTATTGCACCAAAGTTATTTGAATTAGTTTCATTGTCTAATGATGTTGGATTCCAACCACCAACAGAACCCCCTGTGGTATTCTTAATATTATAAGCAATACCACGGAGGTCTTCAATCAACTCGCGGTCGATTTCAAGTTCCAATTCCTTTGACATGAGTTCGGTCAACTCACGCTCAAGATCAAGATTGTGATAAGCCTTGAGATCTTGGCTAGCTTCAATTGTCCACATCGCACGCATCTTCTTAGTACGAGCGACAACAGGCTGCTGCTCAACACTAATGTTGAGTTCAGGAATACCCGTACCTGTTAGAGTTTCACCTGCTGAAACATTCCAACCAAGGAATGTAGTGTTTGTAGGCCACATAGCAATCTGACCGCCGTATGTGGTTGATGCTGTACCTAAAGTTCCAGAACCATTTGCTCCACCATACAAAGCACTTGTATTAACAGTGCCTGTGGTAGTTAGTGTTCCAGTTGTACCTATGGCTGAAGTGGTTAAACCACGATAGGTTAGATTGTACTTGCTGTACAAAGTTTGTGGAGTACTTGAACCGTACTGACGAGCAGAACCTAAGTAGAAGATCTGTGATACTGGACCTTCCATAGGCTGAACTGAACCAATCTTGTTAAAGATCAATTCGGGGAATACTCTACGAACGAGTGGGAAGGCGAACTTTTGGAAAGTGCCTAAGCGACCCGTGGTAGTTGCTGCTGCTGATAGGTCTTCGTTAACCTGTTGGGCAACGATTGACTTCGCTTGGTTCTCTAGGAGAATAGCGGTAACTTTAGCTGTGTATTGGTCACTAATGCCTTCTAGTACTGGTGACCACTTCTCAACTAGCTTATTGTGGTTGGGATTGTGTAATGAATCGGACATATTATTCCTCAATTATTTAGTTTTGGCATTAGGGCCATAACACCTTCAGTCAAGAACTGGTTATTTACCTTAGAAACTTTCTTGACTGGAGTATTTTCCATCTCGTCAGCAATAATCATTGCTTTCTCTGATGTCTTGAATGGTAAAGTTGCTTGTTCTTTTAATTGTTCAACTTCCTCTTCAAGTTGTATTGCTTCTGATTCTAACAAAGAAGCGGCTTCTTCTAGAGCCTTGTTCTTCTTTGAAAGAACTTTAAGTGCTCTTTCAAGCTCTTGTACTTGTTTTGTTGAAGAAGTAAGTTCCTCTATTAGAACTTGATTTTCTTCCTCTATTTGATTAGACATTTTGATAATGTCGGATACGCCGTTAGCCTCATCGGTTTTTCCAATTTCGAGAGACATTAAGGACTTAATGCTTTCAAACAATTGAGCATTACGATAAATGTCATTTTCTTCTTGGAGTTCTTTTAATGCGTGTTCTTTTATAGCGGTTATTTCCATCCGCAAGAAACCTTTTATTTTAGACTCCAAAAGTTTAACGCGATCATTTACTTCTTCATTTATTATGGTGTCTACTAGTTCCGCAATTTGTGTTACGGTTTCCTCTGAAAGACCCTCTGGCAATAACTGTGCTATGGATTTAACTTCTGACATAAATGCTCCTATGATCTATATTTATTTAATAAGGTTAAAATAAAAACCTTAGATTTTTATTTTTTATAACGATTTACAATTTTATCTATTTCCCTAGATAATGATTCAGCCTTGCTTATTTCTACTATATCAACATCTTCAATTATCTCTTCGGGCTTATATTTTAAATCTAACTTATTTTTAAGTAAGGTAACAAATACATTCTCCCGTAGAGCCTGTTGCTTAGTCTTCTGTTTTAATAATAGCGTAGATTCTGAGACAGATGGGAATGCGCCTCTTGTGCTTGGGTCTGCAACTAGGTCAAAGGTTACCATTTTATAATCTTCTTGAACCTCTTGCTTACCCGGAGTATCTTCGCATTCCTTTAAGCTACCTAAACCACGACTTGAGATACCAATTCTAACACCGTCTTTAATTAACTGCTGTGCAACCTTACCAGCAGGAGTATTGAGCAATTCAGCTTCTCCTATTAGTTTGTTGCCATCCCAATCTAATTTTGTAATTAAGTGTGAGACATTAGTTAATTTAACAGATGTATACTCAGGGTGGTCTAGTTCACCTAGTAATCTTCTCTCTGTAATCATAGGCATTAATTTGCCCATCTCACGCTCTAATAACGACTTCTTGTAGCGACGATTGTTATTATTAAACTCATCGGCTCTACCGAAGATGCCTGCTACACGAACCAAACCATTACCTGATTTAGATTCGTTGATTACTCGTACTGAGTCTGTACCAAAGAAGTCTGTTAATAGATTCATATTAGATTCCTAA